TTAAGCCATATTCTCACTTTGGTCGTCGCCCGCAATGATAAAACCGGCATCACGAATCGCTGCCTTCACCTGCCTGGCGTCCATCACAGCCGTTTTCACATAGCCAAAAAAGGCCACCCGCACGCCGGGCAAACGGACTGGCGTCGCCAGTTGGGCACTGAGTTCGAGATTGCGCTGCGCCATCATCTCAGCACGCGCCTGCCAAAACGCGGCGGGATCGGAGGGAGTTTCAGTGGTTGTTTCGCACCGAGACGCCCATTCGCTTAGCGCCTCCCACTCCGCCAACAGGGCGGCAACCACTTCGGGGTTGGCCATCTGCCCCCAGTCAGAGGGTAAAACCCCCTCACGCCACGCCTCAAGATAGCCGGGCAGCGCCCTCTTCAACTGGCTCAACCGATCGTTCAAAACAGGTTTCCTTTTACAACGCCTAATACCTTGATATTCCCCATAATGCCACTCTCATTTAACCGGTGATGGGAGCAATGACCGGAGCTTATCAGCGCCATAAATGACGTAATGCCTTTTGGTGCGGCGAAATTAGCGATATGTGCGGGTGGGGAATAAGGATGGAGATCGGGTTGGTGGCTATGACTCGAAAAGAGGAGCGGGGATTGTTGGTGGTGCCTTAAATAGAATTTCCTTACAAATCAATCACACAAAAAAAGACCGAATACGATTCCTTTAATCGAACCAAAACAAATAAATTCAATTTTTTCATATGGATAACTCAGGCATGGATTATAAAGCCATCAAAAATACCTTCGTTAACCGTCTTTTGCATTCAAATAGTTATCAAGAATCTCGATTCGATTCGGGAAAAGTTCGAGCGATTTTATACCGAAAAATCCTGCACACCTCTCCCAAATCATCATAAGACCAGAAAGCATGACCGGTCATCAAATAACCGGCAGATCATCCCACTCGCACGACCGCATATCATTGACGCAGTACATCACCACGCCGAACACCTCGATCCCTTCTTCCGAGTCTTCGTTACCGAGTTCAGTTTCCCGGCCGGAGCCATCGAGAAACTCAAGCGCGCGATACGGGTAAAGACGAAGCCGGCGCAACACATGCGCGCCTTCCTCCGCAGCTACGATAATACTGCCGTGTACCGGCGTCGCCGATGAATCGACAACAAGCAACGCGTCAGCGTGGATACCGACCGCCATCGCCTGGCCAACGGCGCGGAGCAGATAAGTAGCGCTCGGTTTTGAAATGCAGATCTCATCGAGGCTTAAGCGCTTCTCAACGTAGTCTGCTGCCGGGCTAGCAAATTTTGGCATCATTCCCATAGTGTTTTACCTCACAACAAATACTGTATGCATGAACAGTATAATCGTAAGAAAAAACCGATGTGAAGACCAATTCACATCTTAAATGGCAGATGCCTGATCGATAACGAAAGATAGTTTTGGGGAATGGCCGGGTTCCCTCCCGGCCCTCTGGTTTTAGATAGCGTTCCAGCCATTCGCAACCGCTATTTCCTGCATCCGCTTGTACATCAAATCGAACTCAGCGGCAGTAAGCGCGCGGTTGTAGACGGCGTAGGCGCCCATGATCGTGGTGCTGGTTTGAGTTAGGCGGCTGCCCATATTACCCACACGGATCGTATCCTTGCCTCGCAAATCACGAATCATAGTTAGGTCCGCGTTGCGACGGTTAAGGGTAATTCCGACAGCCTTATCGATGATGTACCGGCGTTTGCTCGCTGTCTCCCCTGAACCAAAATCTCCGTTTCCGTCATAGATGGCTGCGAGGAATCGCCAAGTTGCTGTATCTTCAGTTGCCGGCGGTGGGCTGGTGCCGTTGGTTACGGAGATATTATCCGATATAACGGTCGCTCCAGCCGGCGTTCCATCATAGACGGATGCGACTGCAGTTCTATAGCCGTTCGCTTCCATTATCAGGCCGGAGCCAGCGACAGTAACACCTGTTGCCGATGTGGTCTGGAACGTACCGATCAGATTGCACGCGCTAAGACCCGTTGGAGTCCAAATTTTATTCACACTAATATATGTGAAATTCTCTGTCTCATGAATATTCAGGTCAAGGTAGCCAAAGTTTCCCAACTTAGAAGATTTCGCATCGATACGGATAGGGTTTCCGACAATTGTTGGCTGCACGCCTCCTTCAACCAGGTTGATGCCAAGCATATCTCCACCAAGGCCAAATGAAACCAATCCATCACTGACCGGAACATCAATGGAGACCCCGGTTGAAAAAATAGAGTCGCCCATCACTAAATCAATAGCCATATTAGACCTCGTTACATTCAATTGTTTGGATGGCTGCAAATGTTGCCAGCGAATAGTTTTTATTTACCAACTCTGGGATGTTCTCTTGCGGATATTGGTTAGGCACCCCATACTCCCACTTGTTGTAAGCAACTTCACTCCCGCCATCACATATGTTGTGCGTTCCGCCATGAGAACTATCGCCTATAGTTACAGTTACTTTCCCGGTCAGTTTTCTGGAGCACAATATCTTTATTACTGTTGGCGAAACGGTGGTAACTGTTAAATCAGAAGAAGCAATCACCCCCGATGAATCACTAACAGAGATTCCCTTATCTGAATGCTCAACATAACTCCACCCGTTGAATACTTTGTTGAACTTCAGCGGGGTGATATGTGGTGTCATACCAAGATAAATAGCATCTTCATGATATACGCCTTTCTCACACTTAAATGGATATGAACCATATCCTGACATGTGACGAAACGCATCACGAGCAAACATAGCGCCAAGAATTCGATATGAGTTTGCCGATAAATGCGCTCCTGGATTCGACAATCCCTGATACGAGCCGACCAGAACAACATTATCATTTTTTAGCGACAATTCTATTTGCGCGGCAGGCACACCCTTACCGCGAACATAGCTATTCCCGAGTTGATTAAGCATAAATAGCGGCTTTCGGTCTTGCCCGCTTTTATCCATACATGACGCAATCAGAGTGTCATGCATTGACTGCAAGCGAGGATAATAGAATTCAAACGACTGCCCATTATCATTCTCACCCTGCATATAGATAATGCCGCCAATTTCCCAATCGTAGCCAGCAGCGGCAGCGGCCTCTGCAATGCCATCCAGGGCGGTCTCAACTCGGTTGTATATTTCTGGACTTGCTCCCTTCTTCAGCTGTTCGATAGTTCGGCCAGAAACGCCGCAGCAGGCGACGCCGATGATAAAGTCCTCATCATTTTCTATTCCAAGGCTTTCGTTGTGATAGGCCTTCAAGTTATTGGCAAATGATGAAGAAATAGTCTCCCCATATCCGCCAGACGTGTTGGCCACGATGTTTCCTGCGTTATCCTGCATGACCTCAACCAACGGCCTAAAGACATTTTCACCACCAAGCGGCGCATATTCATAAGTGGTGTTGGTGGAGAACTTCATACCACGTGGCGAATCGCCAAGCATCACATTACCCAACGATTGAGTAAGTGATAAGGCGACGCCACCTTGGGCGCCTACACAGAATGACTGTCCGTAGACAATCCAAAACTGCACTTTTTTCTTTCTTTTATTTGGATTACCCAGCGCCGGAACGTTATTAAAAATTCTTCGACCGAAATTTGTTTTTGCCGAATCTGCAAATGACTGAACCAGAGATATAATAGAATCCTCGGTCATTCTTCTTGCGGATGAATTTCCGTCATACCCGGCAATTTTAGCATGCAGCACGCAGTTTTTATCAACACGAAGCCCTACCACGCCACGACTATCACGAAAAGCGATAATATCTCCACCGGTTCCAATCGATATTTTTACGTTTCCGTAGCTTAAATTTGTTGCAGAGTTCAATATCGCGCTTATTTTCGGGAGGTAGAGGCTCCCGGCTTTCGCTTTAAGAAGGGTAAGTCCAATCCTATCTTTTACCTTAAAACTACCATCCTCGCTTTTAACTACAGAGAAATCTCTATTTTTAATGACATTGTCTGATACTTCTGTGTTTTCAGAGAAAAAACCATTTCTACTAAATTCAACTAATTTACTGACAAAACCCACCCCGCCTTCATTGTCTGCAGACCAATATGCGGCAACCATACCCAACTTATCCCGCCACCGCATGAATGGTTTTCCTGCGGATTTTTTTATTAAATCTGTTATTGCTTTACCTGGGGCGTCGGCTATGGCTATGGCTTGTCCATTAAATTTTCGGTAATAAATGAATGATGCGTCGGCCCCCACTCCCTGGGCAACGCGGAATGATTTTCCCTCGGGAGTTCCAGCCAGCCCCGCTATCGTACCGTCTGGATCATTTGGTGTGATATAATATGTATTGGCATCAGCGATGTTCTGTGCGTTTTTCTCCGCCGTTTCTGCACGCACAGCAGCGCTATCAGATCTATCCGCACTGCCTTTCGCATCACTAGCGCTATTGGCGGAATTTTCAGCATACCCTTTAGAATCTCTCGCGCCTTGAACTGCTGTTTCCGAACGCAGCTTTGATAATTCGGCGGCTGCTACAGAAACATGGCTGGCATCAACCGAAGCATCACGCGCGCCCGCAGATTCACGAGCTGACTCAGCAGAAGCGATTTCGGACGCCTTAGCACGCTCGGACATTCGCTTCATGTCGGAATACACCGGCGGCCGGGCCAGCTCCGGATCTGCATAAATTAGATAATCATTAAGGGAACCATCCGCCGCTCCATCTTCGATGCGCATGAAACCCAGACGTTGGTGAATCCCATTGTCATAGGTGATGACAACTTCATAATCATCAGGAACGACTGAGAATTCATACTCTCCGCCGGGACCCGTCACGGTTTCTACACACAAGCATTTGAACGTTTCCAGTGTGTTTTTTTTCGACTTTACAGCTATCAGAACGCCAGGCACGGCCACGCCTGCCGGGTCGCGGTATACGCCGGATATTTTGATCATATGGTGTCCAAATTTTATTAGGTTATCTCGTTTAACTTCCTGAATTGCTACAATTCTGCTATGCTACAGAAATCTATTTATTTGGCATGAAATTAAATAATGGACTGAGAAATGCTTAAATACTACCTCTACTGCATTAAAAATAAAGTATCACCAATTAAAGCAAGACTATTTTTTAACAACACATCACATTCACAAAAAAAGAAACACAAAGTCCTGTCAAAATCCGGAGTAAAAATTAGCGGCCAGGCTAATATCATGGCACCTTTTTATTATGAGTACGGGAAAATTGAAATTATTGGCAACGTATTCATTAACGCTAATTGCAACTTCCTTGATGATGAAAAAATTGTAATCAATGATGGAGCGATGATAGGCCCTAATGTAACGTTGTCAACGGTAAGCCATCACATCGCTCCAGAAAGGAGACATAAAAATAACATTGTCGCCCCGATCACAATAGGTAAGAATGTCTGGATTTGTGCTGGAGCCGTCATACTTCCCGGCGTTGTAATCGGTGAAAACAGTATTATCGGTGCAAATAGCGTTGTGAATTGTAACGTACCAGCTAACACTATGTATGCCGGCACTCCGGCAGTATTCAAGAAGAATATTTAATCGGCCGGTTTTTCCGGCCATCCGGAACCATTCTCTTTGCTCATTCTGTTTACTAGCACCCTATATTGCTTCCACTTATCTATGTTTACTTTTTCTTCATCTGTTGCAATGCCTAAGTCAACAGCATCAGATAGAATTGATATTTTTTGCGAAGCCTCACTTATTAATCTGTTTTTCATTTCATCGAAGTGCAATGCTTCAATGTCAAAATCGTATTCTACAAATTCATTCCCATCCCAGTAATAACCAACTTCATTTTTAGCGATAACTATGACGCCAAACTCACCATTCAACGCCCTATTATAAATGTCGCGTCCGTGTTCAGTTGAATCGTTAGGCATCGCTGTAAACGAAATTGGTGAATCTGACAGACCGGGGAAAATAACGTCACAGTCTATATATTTTTTAATGTTTGTTGTTCTGCATTTTTTCACTTGTCCATAATTCATTATGACACCCTCACAAATAAGCTAACACCATAATGTCTATTCCCACCTTCACTATCAGAAATACATAATCCCAAACATTTCCATGTGCCTCCCAGTTGTCCCTCGGCAAATAATGCCGCCCAGTTTCCTCCGCCGGGATACCCTGTCACACCAGATGGGGATAAATTAGAACCAGAAACCAACGCACCGTAACCGACTCGAGAGTCTTGAGGGTTTAAGCGTGCAAATGCGAGACTGCCAATCGCATCAGTATTAACCTGAACAGGAGGCTGCGGACGTTGTGGACCATAGGTATTATTGTTCAACCAGTTACTGAGATATCCGCCCCAGATGTTCCCGGTAATATTTCCGTCAACATGGAAGATAGCCCCTGCAGCATAAACTCCGCCTGGGCAATAAAAGTTCCCACTATTGGCGTCAAATCGCCAATTATAGTCGGCATTATCTCCCTTCACATGGATACAGGCTTGAGCAAAACTTGGCGTGCCACTGAGCAGATATCCAAAACTCACTGCGGATGGATAACCTTGCCCTTGCCGGGTCGCAACACCTTTAGCAATCGGCACATAAAGACCGCCGGAAGATACGGGCCACTGCCAATTAGGCTGAAAGAATGGTGCCTGAGTACTCAATTGGTCTGAAAAAGCACCTGCTCCCCACGGAATTGCTCCTGGCGTTGTAGCAACAGCGGGGGTGAATAATTGCCCCGTCATGGTGTCGCCAGCCTTAGCAACAGCATTAATATCAGCAGCAGTAGGTTTAAACTTATCGGTATAAATTCTCGCCCAGGTAATCCCACCAGCCTCTGCTTGAGAAACACCAACATACGCAGCCATATTACCGCCAACAACAGCAACGTAGCCTGAGGACGGTGCGGCATCCATAGGCAAGCATACAACGCCAGCTGATACGTTCCCGGACACCGCTGGGGGCTTATTAGCTGCCGAAGCATTTACGCGGTAAAACTGCGCGATGTTACTGTAAGCGTCGCTTTTGGCTATTGGCCCGACACCCAAACCCGCCGTACCCATTTCCATTACATTACCACTGCCAGTGCCGACGTTTTTTGTCGCAGCAGTACCGAGCTCAAGGTTTTTCCGGCCCTCCGCTTTATTTTGCAAATCCGCCAGGTTTTGTGACTTTTGAAGAAACAGCCCATTGGGATCCGCCAACAGATTTTTCCAGCCCGCTGCACTGGCGCCGTCCGGATCCGTGGTGTTTGAATCAACGGTATTCCACCAGATTTTCGAGCCGTCAGCGCTTAATACCGTCGCGCCTTTTGCATATCCGCCGATAGCCTGAGCAAAAGCGGAATCAAAGGTATACTGGCCGCCGGCTTGAGAAAAACGAATTGCCGCAGTGATGTCGTTCAGCAGTCCGTTAAAATCCTTCCCGTGCGGCGGGATACCGCCGGCCGCGATCGCCGTCATAGTCAGCGGAGGAAAACCAGAGTCATAGGCAGCATTGCCCTTCTCCTTGGTTTCCTGCGTGGCATTATTGGGGATCGTGTTTTTGTCAGCTGTACCGCTGGCGAACGGCACTGCAATCTGACGCGGTTTATCTGTCAGTTTCATTTTATGCCTTCTGAATTATTGAAACGTTAATACCTGGCGGCGCCGGCAGTGCGCCGGAGGACTGCACGATAGCCAGCTCTGCGGTCGACAGTTCAAACTCGAACACATAGCTCATCTTCATTCCGCCATCGTTCTGGATATAGGCGCGCCCCCGATCGCCGAACATGTAGCGCAACATCCGATTGATATTCGGTATTGAGCAATCGGTGATATTGCTCATGGCTTTCATCATGATCAGACGGCGATAGATCGGGTCCGCAAGTTCAATGGTCTGCGTTGTGCTCTCACCGCTATAGAACGGCGCCTGGTCAAATGGGCGGGGATCTGTCCGCGTTGGCGTATCTAGCCGCGCCTCACTGAACCCCAAATAATTAAAGTCGTCGTCGACCGTTAGCCGCCGGCTTACGTCCACAATTTTTCCCCACACATCGAGGCCATAGGTCTCTGCGGTTTCGATGTTCCAGATCAGATCGTAAAAATCATCGACGAACTTGTCGGGGGAAACGGCTTCGTTGAAGCTGCCGATCAGGGCGTTAAGGCGGGGGCTGGCGGCGTACTGTGCGAGCACAGTGGCGTCCACATTCTGCAATTTAGACCTCCTGCAGCTCTACGCTGATATTGTTCGGATCCAGCGTCGGAATTTCGTCGATTCCAAACTGGAGGGATGAGGAAAAGGCGTTACCATCCCTGCTCAGCGCCAGGCTGAGAATATCGATGTTTGAAGGGTCAATGCTGTAAATGCCTGCATAGAATCGTCCGGCGGTCAGCGCAGCCGCTGCGCGCGCACGATTGCCCCCATCAGCGCCATTGAATGCCGCGATCACTTTACCCTTTACCTGCTCGGTAATATCCGATGGTAAATATTCGCTTTTTTTCAGGATAACCCTCACTGACACGCTCACCGGCTTCACCCCCTGCCAGGTGATCACATACTCCGGGTATGGCGGCTCATAGCCGTCGGTATCTGCAATCGTGTATGAAGAATCACCGTTCATGTCGACAGCGGGCGGCGCCTTGCGCCAGATAGCATCCGCGATATCCTCAGCCTTTCCACCATATACGCCAACGTAGAACGAATTTTTCTTCAATGTATATTTGGATGGGCCGACTTGCCTGTCTACCGGGGTCGGGTTATGCGTAACGTATACGTCCACTACGTTGGGAACTTTTGCGAGGATCTCGCCGCGGATCGCGTTCAATGTGTTCCGGGCATTGTTGGCAACGGAATTGCGTCTGCGGTGCTCAAAGTCGGCTCTGCTCTCCTCATTGTTGCCCGGCACCCCGGCGGCACGGTTCGTCACACCAGACCAGCCAGGGATCGCTTTGTAGACCTTGCTGAGCGCACTAATGGGGCAACCGATCGGGCCTGTCGTGAGGTTCTGGAAAACCACATCGACGCTACCGGCGGCGCCGATCGTGGCGTCGGACAGGCTGGCGTAGAGATACCCTGTTTCATCCTGTGCCAGGCTTCCAGCAGGGATCAGCGTATCCACCAGCCCTGAGCACGTCCCGGTTACTGTCGTGCCGGTGGCACCGATGCGGTCGAGGAAATAAACCCGGCCAATCGCATCCTGAAACCTGCCGCTGCTGTAGTCCGCGTTCACCTGGTTCGCGATCGCCAGCAACTGATCGTTCTTATCGGCGATGATGGCCGAATCACTCATCGCCAGCTGTCCCTGTGGGCTCGTCAGGCTGGTCCCCATCGAGCTCCCCAGCGCGGTGGAGAAATCGGTTAGCCGGCCGTTTAGTATGTCCACCTCATCCGGTACCAGCAGCCCCGTTTTTGAAAACGTAACCGCCGGTACCGCAGTTGTGTAATTGGTGTTTTCATCCGTCATAACAGCACCGTGTAATCGTTGAAATTGGTATCGGTGATCGTCATTACGCCACCAATGCGGCGATCGCCATCTGAGACTGCCGAACACAGCGCGCTGGAGACCGTCGGCAGTTTCATCGCCTCCTGCTGCATTTTGGTGTTAATCAGCTGCGTGCCGGGCCAATGGCCGAGGATCCGCGGGTAATAAGGAATCCCGAGCGTGTTGTCATACCAACACTCGCCAAGGAAAGTGCTGCAGGCGCACGCCACATCCTGTGCCACCGCATAAGGGTTGTCCGTGACCGCCAGGTTGCCTTTGTCGTCCAGCATCAGATCCCAGGTATTCGTATCGAGAAGAAGTGAGCGAGTTTGCATCATGCCCCCTGTTGCGGTTTATTCGTCTGCGCGCTGCCTGATTGCACGCCACCATGCACGTGGTCACCAAACTCGATGCCACCAATCGTGGCGCCGCCGGACAAGTCCGCTTTGCCTTTGGCTGTAAACTTCTGGCTCACCTCGGTCGCGCCGTTCAGTGCGATTTCCGGCGAGTTAACGGCAAAACGCTTCGATGCATTGGTTTCAACATCCGGCGCATTCAGCGTGATTTTCCAGGGTGAAGTTACATTGATCTGCTGATCGGCAAACTCGACAAATTGCACCGGGTCGCCATTCAGCACACCACCCAGATAGATCGCATCTGACAGGCTGTGCGTGCGCCTTGATCCAGGCATTGCGGGCTGGCGCGTGGCTTTAACCCCGCTGATATCCCGATCGCAAATCGCTATGAACCCAATATCACCGGCTTTCGGTGGCATGATCACCGCACTTTGACCACCCTGTAGACGCCACACCGGCACGTTGTAAATTACCTCATGCGGGATAGGTGAGCCGTCGCCAGCGACGGCCATCACCATCGGGCGAATGTCCACGTGCTCCCCGTTGGCATTGATCACCCTACCCAACGTGATAAACGCATGACGCCCCAGAAACTGGCGCATAACGAAGTCCTGCGCGTTGATATCACCATTCAGATCGGAGCCGTTTACATGAAAATTTTCCATATCAGCCCCCGGGTTGCCGCAACAATTCGCAGGATGTTGAACATTGGCCGCCCTCAATCCATGAGGTTAACGTGTGCATTGCACCGAGCACCGCATAGCGGCCGCTGGCGTTCGGGAGTGAGGTCACCAACGACAATTTGCGACCAATAAAAATATCAGGACAGAACAGACACGAAATGCTCAGCCCAACATTGGTAAAAATGGGATACCCGATTAATCCGTGGTCGGGAGAAACGAGCAATGCCGGCTCTTTTCGGGATACTCCCTTTGGCCAGATCGTCACCTTCTCCACGTTGATATCGATTTCGGCATCAACAGCCCGTGCCGCCTCGATCATCTGCTGCGTGATATCTCCCTGGAAATACGGATCGGGCAGCGTGCGTTTAACGCCCTGATTCTCATATTTCAGCCCCACTGATGATGCCATTGGCATCAAAATGTCATCGATCGAGACGGGGCCTTTCGCGCTGAATGGCGACACCTTTTTCGCCCGCAGATAAAACATCATGTTCGCCGTAATAATCAGCGGCACATCCGGAGCCTGGTTGTAATCCGCATATGCATCGCTGATAAACCCTTCGAAAATCAGGCGGTCAGCAGCCCATACGCGGATCCGATTAGGCTTGGCCCCATCAATCCAAATCCCTTTGTAGCTCAGCGCCGCCATCTGCTGGGCCACGAGCCCCCACAGATAAAGGGTAATTTGCGTGCCGGCAATCCCGCCATACGCCGCCAGGCTTATATAACAGCGCGCATTTTTGACGGTAAGCACGTTACCCCGATCGTCAAACGTTCGCCCCTCTGCCAGGGTAAACTCCACCCTGATATCCCGTTGTTGATAGCTCACGGCATTTCCTCCGGCGCAAGGTAGTAAAGTTTGAAACGCTCACCCAGGCCGGACCATTCAGGATCCGCGTTTCCCGCCAGGTCAGCGAAAAATAATTCGCCGGCGAATGGCAGATAGCCGTAACGCACGATCTTGTTGCCGTTCAGGCACAACACCCCCTGCAGGCAGGGAGTGCCGTTAACGGTCAGATCGATATATAGCCCCGTGGTACGCTGTGCCAGACGAATTTCACAGGCCTGATTATTCAGGGAGACGGTGAATCGTTGAGACTTGAGGGGCTTGAGTACAATTTCCAGCATCAGGTTAAACTCCCCGCCAATTGCTTAACCGCCGCATCCAACTTTTGCGTCGCGCTGACGGTGACCTCTCCGAGAGGTTTGGTCACATCCTCGACCGCTGACGAAACCTTATCGGCAATGTTCCCAACCAATTCCGACGCCGAGCGCTGCACGCCGGAGATCGCTTTCTTCACATCTGAAAGGGTGGAACCACTCGTTGAAGAGGTAACGAGCTCCGTTTTGGCGCTCGCTCCCTGGGTGATTTGATTATTGGTAGTGTCGGCCTGCGATGTCTCGCTGCTGACGGTCACCTCGGCCACGTCCTGCACGTCCTGAAAAACCGCCGTTACCGTAAGCAACGTCGGGCCGCCGTCGCTTCGGATCCGATAATCGTATTTGGTCAGGTCATAGGACGAATAGGTTTTGTCGGGGGTTTCGATGTCATAAACCTCCGCCGTTGTTCGCATCGTCTCCAGGGTGGCCAGCACATCCGAGCGGGATGTCAGCGTGAGATTGGTCAGGTTCGGAAGGCCGCCTGAAAACCCTGTCCAGCCCTCCACGGTAAACGTAATGTGTAATTCTGCCGGCCGCTGCACCTTGTTGAACGAGGTGTAACCACCTCGCTCGATCGGCGCCGTAGTGATCGACGCTTCGCCCCCCACTTCGATAACGACAAATGACGTTGGCGAAAAGGGCTTCGTGCCAACACTGGCGCCGGAGGCATAATAAATTCCGTATCCCGGTGCCAGCACGCTGTTAACGACAGACAGTAGGCCACCGCCCCGCACAGCATTCAGTACAGTGGCCTGATTCAGGGAAAACCTCATGTCGATACTCCCGATGCATACGCGCCCACAAGGCTGGAGCGATTAATTTTTTGCCTTGCATCGTCGATGATCCCTTTCGTGCTGTCTGCCGGCGAATTCACCTGCAGAGTGCCGATATGGGTTGTTTCGGTGATCGTGGATTGCGAACCGCCGACCGGCTGGCGCGCCTGCGCCGCCATGCCTGCGCCCGGCTGAGGCAAATTCGACAACACCTTCGGCACGTATTCCCGCGTTTCCTGCGGGGCCGCGCCGAGCCCTTTGCGCTCAACATTACCCTGGCCCCAGTTATACGCCGCCAGCGCCTTACCCAGATCACCATCGAACATTTTCAGCAGCTGCGACATGTAGCGCGCTGCGGCATGGGCTGATTTCTCCGGATCAAAAACGTCATCGCCGACCAGCCCGAAGTCCTTCGCCGTGCCTGGCATGAACTGAAACGGCCCTTTGGCGCCCGCTTTCGATACGGCCTGAGTATCGCCGCCAGACTCCGTGATCACCATGCTGCGCAGCAGCCCGGCAGGGAGCCCGAACGTTTCCTCCAGCTTGCTGAGTTTCGGCTGCAGCCACGCCAGCATTTCCTCACCGGCCTTTGTTGGCTGTGGCCGGCGTACCGACTGGGCGAACTGAGCCGGATCCGCTTCATCGCGGCGCCAGGGCAGAAGTTTTTTCCCCAATTCGTTCACCCAATCTGAACCGGGTAAATTGTTGAGGAAATCGGCTACAGGGTTATCTTTCAGCGCAGGGTATTTTTCCTCGAGGGGTTTAACGACAAATTCCTCAAGCGCCACCAGAGCAGCAATAAGGCCAGCTGGCCCCATCAGCGCCCCACTGAGCCCTTTAAACAGGGAAAGCAGCTTGCCGCCCACCGATGCGCTAACCAGCAGCAGAATGGCGTTCTGCCAGCCTCCTACTGCCTTGGCGGCTTCACCGGCGACACCAACAATGTTCGACAGAACATCGAACACGCCCTGCACCGCGGCTTTGATTTCATCCGGGTGCTGTGCCATCCAGTTCGCCAGATCATTCAGCCACGCGTTGAACTGTTTGATGTAAGGCAGCAGCGCGTTAAAGAGGATGTATCCCGTTTTCTCAAAGGCCTGGCTGATCTCTGCCCACTGCTGGCGAAACTTCCGCGCCGCTGCGATTGACTGATCGTCAACGCCTGAGCGCGCTGTAAATCGGTCAACATCGCGCAACGCATGGCCAGAGCCGAACCATTGCTGCGCAGCGTAGCCATACCCCAGCTCACTGCCATAGGCCTGCTGCTGATCCTTATTCAGGTTTGGAAACGCGGCTGCCAATTTGCGGACAATATCTTCAGTCCCATCCCGGCCCAGATCGATATTGGCGCCCGCCTGGTTAGCGGCCAGTAGCAGGCTTTGAAGTTGAGGATCCAGCCCAAGGCCAGATTTTAAGCGTGCCTTTGCATCGTTGATGCGGGAGAACGCACCCACGATCTCGTTGGCACTGACACCGAACGCCTCGCCTGCCTTGGTCCAGCCATCCAGCGATTTGGCCGACATGCCAAAGGCATCGGCCGCCGTCGCCAATTGGTTCAGGTTACTGGTGAACCCGGTAACAAAGCTTTTGAGGCCGCCCAGCGACAACGTGACGCCGGCCAGCGCCAGCACCTGGGCGCGAATACTGGAAAAGAACGACGCCGCTTTTTTGCCGCTGGCTTCCATGTCTTTGGCGGTTTTGTCGGCTTTTTTCCCGGTTTTATCCAGCGCCTCGCTGCTTTTCTTCTCGCCGGTGTCGAACGCCTGCGCAACGTTCTCCATGACCGCTGTCAGGCGGTCAAGCCCTGCCACTACCGCCTGCTCGCCAGCGCTGAAGTTTTTGTCGTCAATACCCAGGGCGAGGACGAGCTCGTCAAGTACCATTGCCACTATTTCCCCTCCTGCATTACGCGTGCGTTATGGGCGTCCACCTGGATGATTTCCAACAAATCCCACAGGTCCTGCACACCAAGCACCGCATCCAGCTCAGCCTTGGAGGCTTTGCCGGCGGAAATCACGGTAGCGATGGTGTGCGGGACGTTGGTGTAATCGACAAGCCCAAACGGCCTGTCAGGATTGGCAAAACGAGGCGGGATATCTAGCGGCCGGCGGTAGCGAAAAAATCCACGTGCAGTTTGAACACCTCCGCACGCAAGTTAAGGCGTGTGGCCACTTCATCGATATCGGCTTCAATCAAGGGGCGGACCACGGTTTTATCCGCTGGATTCGGCACGGCCTGAACACAGGTCATCAACTCATCAAGCAGCGGCTTGGCCTCATCCGGGGGGATCTTCGAAATCGCCTTTAAGCCCTCAACAGCCATCGCCGCGATCCCCATGCTGCGTAAATTTTCGGGGATCTCGACGCCGCCGCGCCCCATCGCCATCAGCGCCCGCAAAGCCCACCATTCAGCCTGTGACGCCGACATTTCCTTGATATAGAAAACCTTGCTCTGATCGCGCCCGGCGGCGTCGATAGTGATAAACGTCTCTTTACGTGCCATCAGTTAAACGCCTCCGGAGTGATGGATTCCCATTCGATGATCGCCTGGCTGGCCTGCAGAATGCGGCCGGCATCCGGTAGCGCCTTCCACTGCTTCAGCACGCCGTTCACACATTTATATTTGCGCTTGAGCGCCGGCAGGATAACCGTTGCATTGCAGCGGAACACCGCCACGCTGGCGCGCGATGTGGTCGCCCAGGTATCGAACACGTCCCGGCTTTCCGAATCCGGCATAATGTAGATCGTCTGGTTGATGTTGCCGTAAATGAAGCCAGCCGATAACTTGCCGTCGGCGCCGCGCACCGTTTCCGCCAGGCTCAGCGCGTCGGTCCCGTAGATATTATCCGCAGCAAAACCCTGCAGCTGCACGCCTGACGGGTACAGGTTCATTACCGACAGCGTAATGATGGCGTCGGCAGAAGTGATGGTGTTGGACATTATTGAACCTCCGTCGATGCAATATTCAATTTCTGGATGCTGCCGCCGTCGCTGTACCACAACGCGCAGTTCGGGCTGGTGCGAGCAGGACGAAGGGCCGGCAGCATTTCACCGACATAGAGGTAGTACCCCGTCGCGAAAATTGTCGCCGACACGTCTTCCCCTACTGCGTTGCTGATCTCCAGTTTTTGCGCCGCGGACAGTGTCACCCCGGCACGAATGCCGCCCCATGCTTTAAACTGCTCGATCACATCGGTCATCGAGGTTGCAACCAGCGCGCGCCCGGCGTTGTTGTAGGGGATCGTCTTGTTGGATTTGAACAGCGCCAGCACCGCGCCCTGCAGGTTGGCGTTCAGCCAAATTTGCCCGGCGAAGCTGTCCAGCCATTTGAAATCGCCGGTGATCGAGCCATCTGCCCAATAATCCTCGACGATGTTATTGGCGGCGTACTTGCCGTAGAAGTTATAGCCATTGGCGATCAGCACGTCGTACTCATCCCCGCTGGTCACATCGGCCGCCAGCCCGTTGTATTCGCGGAATTTGAACGGCACGCGCCCTTCTGTGCGGGTAAAGTCCAGCGCAGCGGCATATCCCAATACGGATGCAGGTTTTTTGACGTCAGTGCAGAACACCGGCACGACACTCCCGTAATTGTTCACGGTGATGATCTTGTACGCGATGTGATCCTGATTGCCCGTAATTCGGGCTTTTTCGTTGGTGGTCCACGCCACATAGAAAAAGCGCTCCTCCTGCGCGCTGGCCCATGCGGACAACGCCAGGTGTTCATCATCCTTGCACTCGAAAACGGTCGAGAATGAGGCCCACTGCTGCGACTTGGCGATGATTGCCGTGAACAGCGCGGGAACCACTGCCGCCGGCGCCCCCTGGGAGATCTTGGCGCCGAAATCGCTGGTCATCTTCATGGGTGCCGCTGCTGTGCCGGTCGCATACGCGATAGTCGTCGCTTCCGGCTTGGCGCCTGCAGCAGTGATGATGAAGGCATTGTGCGTGGTGTCATATACCACCGTCGCCACGGCGGCCGTCAATGAGGTTTGCAACGCGGCGGCCGCCTCCGCAAAACTGGTTACCGCGCTGAAATTGACTTCCGCACTGGCATTCTTCCCGCTGATGCTGATCGTGAGCGTACCGGAGATTTTTTTCAGCTCCTCGACCGTCACCCCTTTGAACGATCCGCTGCGCAACCATGCGGCCGCCGGCGCGCGGTTGAATCGGGCGAACAGCAACGCCCCCGGAGATTTTGTCGCGTTGTTGTAGCCCTGAAAATACATGGATGCCATAACGTATTCGTCAGAGTCACCACCGAAATAATCGGCCACGCTCGAGGGTGACGAAAACGAAGGGACGTCGCCGATCGGTACGTAAGGGCTGTCGGTTAAAAGCAGGCCGTTGAGGTCGACCGCATTACCCACGGCGGATAGCACGCCCGGTTTGATTTTTACGTCTTTACTGATTGGAATTGCCATCGATGGACTCCGTTGTGGTCGTTTTGATGGTCACGTTGTCGAAGAACGCCAGAGGCGCACTGACCACCGGTTTGATTTGCGCGATGAATTCCAGCGTCCAGCGCGGTTCGTATTGCCACTCGCCGTTAATCATCGTGGTCTGACGGGGATCGCTACAGTAGAGCGGCGTTAAGACGCCCCCGGAGCAGCGAAAAGCGGAGGTGCCAAACTCCGAGCGGATCAGCGTGGCGAACATCAGGGAATTTCGCTCCGCGCTGTCGCCAAAGAAATCAAGCTGACATTCCCAGCGCGTGGTGCGCGTGATGTGTTGCGTACCCAGTCCGGCCGCCGGTGGCGGCGTGTACTTCACCACCGCCGTAGACAAACCGGCGGAATTCAGCGAAGTCATCGCGATAAATTCGCCCTGTGGCATCGGCACCCCGTTTTGCTGAGTGCGCTCGATCTGCGCATCAACAAAAAGCCCCTGGAGAAAATCGCCAAGGGCTTTATAGAGATCGCTTTCAGTGATCGAGAGCGTTACGTTTGCAGACATGCAACAACCCTCGTCCAATCCGGCCAGTTCTCCGGCACCGCCACCACAAGCCACGTTTCGCCCGCGATGACGAATTTGTCACCGCCGACCTGCTTCGGTCGGCTCACACCGCACCAGTTACCGTTCGTATAGATGGACGTGAACACCCCCTGAATATTCAGGTTGTCCAGGTGGCGGATATCGCCCTGGGTAACAGCCTGTTTTTGTACCATCATCGGAATGGGCGCGTCATAGGCCGGCGCCCGGGAATAATCCTCACGTTTTTCAGCACCGAGCGATCGATAAATCTGCGCCTCAACGAAGGGATTAACTGCGCCGACGGCGCGCGAAACAATACCGTGCAAATTCACTCATCACCTCCATCAACGGCATAGTCGACGCTGTTCTGCATGTGGCCAGTGTCGACCAGCGGCTTATCGAACCCTTTGCGCTTAATGGTCGATTCCGCCAACGGCGGAGAATTGAGCTCCCGGATAGAATCCTGCAGCTGGCTTTTTATCCGCTCCCCCATCAATCCAAGCGCTAACCGCGCGTCATAATTTGATGAACGGATAAGCTGCGAAAACTCACCGGGCCACTGCGTACTGTTGGCTGAAATCATGTTGCGGAAAAAAGGCCGCGGCAGCTGAAAATAGGACTCCCCGGCCTTGGTCATCACCATTTTTCCGAACTCGTTCGCGGCGGCCACCAGCGCAACCGGGGTCCCGTCCTCATAGGTCGCATCGGCCAAAAAACCCACCTTGAGGCTCTTGCCCGAAGACAGCCCTTCGGCAATTTGCGCCAGGCGCGCTTTAAACGCGGCACCGCCGCGAACACTGGCACCCATTTAGCGCCCCCGCCTGACCGGCCGATAGTAGTGGTCTGGATAGCGAGATGGCGATGAGCCCGGGTGATAAACCATCGTCCTGTAGGGTGCGGTCGCTTGCCAATAATCCGCGCCATAGGGAGTCTGCAGATACCACCATGACTGATCGTTACTGCCGGCGCTGTCCACCGATACAGAAACCGATCCCTCTGAGGCACTGGTAATGCGGCCAACAAGGCCGCTTCCCTGACCGCCCGACTGTCCTGAACCAAATCCACGCAACGCACAGAGATGAGCAACAAGCAGGAAAAATAACTGTTCGCGCTCTTTCAAATCCTGCACTTTGCTTTCATCGGTATTAACGAGGTAGAGGGTCGAGGCCTGATTGAACAGCGCCTCGAGCAGGTCATCACTTGGCGCCGATCCGCATCCCGTTGCAAACGCCGGGTAAAGCGCCCGAAATGCCTTGATGTTGAAAACCACGGCGCCCATGCATTACTCCTTCTTATTCATCGCTTCATCATCACGCTTGATCCCCGGCGCCGGGTTGTTCTGCGGCAATGGGTCAAGGCCTGACTTCAACTTTTCCTGCTCTTTGGCCTGCGCACGGGCGCTGTTGCCATTGTCCTGGGCGAAGATCACGCCTTTTTTTACATACGGCTGATCTTTGTGGATCTTCAGCCAGGCGTCCCACAGTTCCTTATCGACCGGTGTGAGGCCATAGCCGCCGATAATGCGCACATCTTCGCCGCGGTAACCCGCGACCGCCTGCTGATGGCCGTCGACTTCCAACACCAAACCGTTCGGCAATTTGCAGCCAACTGTTACTTGCTCTGCCATCTTTTAAACCCCCAACATTTGTACGTAAGCCAGCGGTTGGCGAATGATCGCCCCCCAGGTACCGGCGGATTTTTTCTGGTGCCAGGCTGAAGACTCCGTCACCACGGCGTGCGCGCGCATTTTCTCGGTGAACGCACAGTAACCGGTGTCGTTCTCCCCCAGACGCTCGGCAATCAGCTGAACCACTTCACCCGCGTCGCTGGAATACTCCACCGCCGTTTCAATGGTCATACCCGGGAAGTTTTTCTGCAGCAGGTCTGCAACGTTGACCTTGTATTGGTTGGTCTTCGTCAGGTTGGCTTCCGACAACGGAGACATATTCAGCTTCATCTTGTCGGTTCGCTCGACATGCCCTTTGGTCTGACTGACGAGCTGCTTGTACAGCTTGACGATGTCGTTATAAATCGCCTCGGCGTCCTTATCGTCCCATTTCAACTTACCGCCGACGTCAATCGGGGTAATCGGCGCCGATAGCGACGGATCGTTCAGCAGGCCGTAGTTCTGCAAACCCTCGATGCCGTAGAAGTAGGATTTATTCTGGAACTTGTTCAGCACCAGGGCAGACGCGACATTCAACTCCGCCGCCCAGCCGATGCGCGCTGCGCCGTACATATCCAGTTCGCGTTCACCCCAGCGGGTGTGCGTCTGGTAGTGGTAGCTCTGGCGCGGCACCCAGTTTGCGTTCGCGGTTACCATGCCGTTGTTGTTGTAGTCGCCGTAAGAGCTGGTGTCACCGGCTGATTCCACGATCGGGAATTGAGTGGTCAGCGTCGTCCAGTCGCCCTTTTTGGTTTCGCCCAGGATTTGGGCCGCTTTCATCGGTGTCACCAGCACGCGAATTAATTCTGGATCAACGTAGTTGGTGAAATAGGCCGGCACGCCGGAGTTTGAGACCGTTACCAGATTAGGCTGCGCATCCATCGCCAGCGCGAAATCGCTCGCATACTCCGGCGGCAGGTAAGCCTGCGCGCCCGGCAGGATGATGCCGTAATCGCGGCTGGCGGTAGCGTAATGCTGCTTAAATTTATTCATCACTTGCTCCAGGTGCTGATTTTGATACGTTCTTTGGCCGCCGCGGCGCTGGCCACCGAGAATGCCGTTTCCGCAAAGCCTTCAATGGTCGCGCCGGCCGCACCGGTAGCAATCTCGCCGGTGGTCAGTGACGCAAACACTTTTTGGCCGACAGTGGCCGCTGTCGTGGTAACCGCCCAGTAATCACCGCCGGTGTGCAGCGTGCACTCTCGCCCCGGCTGGATCACGTTAGACGCCGCGCCCAGCCATTCAACGATTGACGCCTGGCCATCGCGAGGAACAAACCCCGACGGCGCGCCAGTGCCTTTGTTCGATGCCACGCCCTTCACCACCCAGGCAAATCGCCCAATGGTTAACCCGTCGGCACCGGTGACCAATGCCCCCTCACCGGCCACATAGCTGGTGTATGGGTTGTTACTGGCAAAAGCCCCCTCAATACCCGGAGCCGGGTATTGGTTAATGCTCGTCTGAAATCCTGACATGTTAATAACCTCGTTTAAGTTTGCCGGCGGTAGGGAAGTCGGCAGCGAAAGACGATGCAGCCGCGGAGTCATGGGCCAGCTTCGGCGCCTTGACGGCCTGTTTTTGCTCTACGGCATACTTCACCATGCTGCGGTAAGCGCTTGGGTGTACGTCGGTGATATCGATCCCGGCCTGTTCGAGCGCGGTGCGGTAAACCTCCTCGGCGGAGTCCATCGCCACCACGTCACCAATCAGAGGACGCACCTCACTTTCAGCGGTGCGAACCGCCTGGAAGTTTTTCGCCGCCGCCTTGGTGGCGTTGTCAGCCGCCAGCCTGATAGCTGCGTCCATCGCCGGTTTGCTGACCGTATCGGGATTCGGTTTTACCGGGTCTTTTGCTGGATCGTCCGGGGTGTCATCCGCAGCCGGCATCAGTACCGCTTTGATTTTTTCCAGCACTTCCTCCGGCACTTTGTCGGACAACAGCGCCAGGATGCTTTCCAGTGGGTTTTCCGTATCAAACGCTGGCCCGTTCTCTTCCGGCTCGACCACTTCTTCGGCGGCCTCCATCAGTTCGGCAAGCTCGGCCGGCTCGATTTCCATATCCTGCGCCAGGCGGCCGGAAAACGCGGATTTGACCGCATTCGCGATCGCGTTGGGGCGTTTATGCTGGCCCACCAATTGCGTGAGGTCTTTCGGCGAGGCGTCTTGCGCCAGGCGAGGTTTGAGATAGGCGCCCAGCGCTGCGCGCATGGCGACACCCTTACGATTTAATTTCATGTTTTGTAACTCCTTCGGGAGGCAATCAAATACCAGCACATCGGATCCGGCCCGGCCGTCACCGACCAGCGCCACGTGGTTACCGACGATATCCCGCATCACGCCGTCAAATTTGACGCCATCCGGGGTAACGCCTGGGGTCATGTCAGCGACGTACGCATACGACGATGACAGTTCTCGTTGCTCGTCGGTCTCGATACCGGCGATGGCGGAGTTGTCCCAAATCGACAATCCGTTTGTTAGGTAGGTGCCATCAAAATCACTGTTGGCGTGCGTTGTCCCCACCCGAAGCTCACGCGCGGGCGCGCCTGGGTAATCAGGCTTGTGTCGGCAAAGGATGGGGATGTTATTGAAGGTTTTCGCTGCCTTGCGCAGCTCGTCGGGGTCGCGGTACAGCATGTACAGCCGGTCGGGCTCAAGTCCTAGCGCCTCGGAATTCGGGATTTCTCGCCCGTAATAGCCGCACACGTTGGCCTTGCTGATGTTGCTGCGTTCGACCTGCAGCCGTCCGACCTTATCAATTTGCCGCACCGAACCCCGGTCAAATGCCAGTCGTTCAGTCGTCATTCATTACTCCAGTCCCGGTAAAATCGCCTCCCATCCACACCTGCAACGTATTTTTTGCCCTGGCATGATCCATTCGCCATCGATAAACATGCCTTTGTCCAGATCGAACTCTTTGCCGTCGGCTTTCACATGGGAGATGCGCGGCTCTTTCCCTGCGTGGGAATGGCGCCAGCGCCCCCGGCGGATGCCAAGCGCACGCTGGCGCGCCGACTGCATGGCAGACGTTGCCTTGTTGTTCTGATCCAGCGCGATAAAAGCCGCCCGGCGCCGGGTGACGCCATAGCGCTGTTGCAGCTCTTTGGTAAGGGTGCCGAGATCACGCCCGCGAGATACCGACTGCATTACCAGCGTTTCGACCTGCGTAAGGTATTGCTGCGGAATGGAGCGGATCAGATTGACGTTCTCGGTGATGGTCGCCTGCAGTGCGTTGTTCATTTCCGCCGTCATTTTGAAGGGCACCGTGAAACCGGCCTGCTGCAATGCAGTGGAAAGCGAAGCATCGCTATTCTTCATCACATCAGAAGCGAAACGCTCAGCCAGTTTTCCGGCCAGCACATCGAATTTTTTTCGCCAGCGCCGCGACAATTTGCGCATGGCATCGCGCATCATGATCGCCGGTGAGGCATCCTGCGCCAGCCCGGTCTGCCGGTATTCGGCGCGCAGCCAGTAAAGCGTGCTGTTGTGCAGCTCCTGCACCGCCCTGTCCAGCTGCCGCCGGTACCAGGCCTCAATCCCCGCGTTGGGTCGGATCTGACGGAGGGTCTTTTTCCGACGCGCTTTTCTCGAGGTTGAAGTTTTCGTCGTCTTCGTCGTCGTCAATCTCAATCTCCCCGCTTAAATCCAGACCGCTATAGGGGCTGTTCGGATCAGAGGCCAGTTTTTCGCGCACCTCGTTATTCGTCACTGAGCCAATGGACTCGTAAATCTGGTCCGTCTCCGCTTCTGTTTTGCGGATGGCGGCCTGCTGTTCACGCGTCATTTCGTGCAGGGATTCGAATTCAAAGGTGATATCCGGATCGATGTCGCCAAACTCCGACAGCTGGATAATGTCCATCACGCGCTTTATCGGGTGCTTGAGCAATCTGGACGCGCCGGCCGCTATCGTGTCGTAGAACACCTTGATCTCGCCCTCGCTCGAGGCATTCAAACCCGTGGGGCTAAGGCCGGCGAACTTCACCGACGGGATCGCGCTGACAAAGAACATGTGCTCTTGTGCCTGCGCCTGCAGCGTGTCCAGCCCGCTCAGTGGCGTGTTGAACTGGAAGAACTCCTCCTGTTGCTTGTCCAGAATCAACAAGCCGCGCGTGTCCCGCGTGCGGTTATACAGCTCCGCGCGCTTGGCATAGTTGGGATCGTTCTTTCCGCTTAACGCATTCCCCATGTTCGTGAGGATGCCGCTCAGGGAGAAGGAATGAAGCACATCACCCACGCTATCGCGGGTACGCAGCCAGTTATTGACGTAGGGCTCGGCGATTTGCGTCAGCGACAAGCCACCGAAGTTATAGGCCGGCTTCAACATGTCAGGCACCGGCCGGGAAATCAGATCCAACATGCGGCTGGCGTGCACGGTCTTACCCATCACGAACCACTCCGCCGGCTTGTAGAAGTCATCGCTCAGCGGGTTATCGGCGTTGTAGATGCCTGGGTAGGTCCATACCGGCTCAATCACGCGAAAGCCCACCAGCGAGCCGGGCGTGATTTTTTTGTTGGACAGAAACAGCCGGGATTGCAGCTCCTCCGGATCCGTCCATGCGGACAAACCGCGCGGGGAACGCACATCGATGTATATCTGGCCGCGGCCGAAAAATCCGTCGTGCTCAATAGCCAGGCGGAAAACATCCTGCACCTTGTAGCGCTCCATCGCCTTAACGAGTAGCGCGATGCGGTCAGCCTTGCTTTCATCCCCGTCACTGGCCGCTTTAACCTTGATCCATTTGCGGGTCATTTCCTCGGCGATCACGCTCACCATCCGGCGATATTCCGGCAGCTGGGCGAGTTGCGCCAAATAGGGATAGCCAGGGAAGCCGCCGAAAACGTAATCGGGGTAGCTGCCGTTCAGTGAATCGTATGGCGTTGCATCCATCGCAAGAATCGCACTGCGGATACCGTCAGGGATAACACCGGCCGGCGGTTCGTATTTCTCGAACTCACGCCGCTTTTTGTGTCCGACCTCGGCGAGCATCTCGTCGCTGATCGCAATCCCTGGCGATTTTGGCGCCTCCTGCACTGGCGGCGCCTCACCACTCGTTTTTTTTCGCTTAAAGGGCCACATCAAATATTCTCCAGGAAGTCATCGGAAATCACGAGCGGCATCTCGATCGGCGCAAAGGCCATAATGAAAGCGTCGGCGACGTTCGGGGATGGAATGTCGCGCTTTTTCAGATCGTCTTTCGTTTCCACTTTCACGCGCCCGTTTTTATCGAAATCACGTTTCGGCGTGGATAACTCAAATTTGAGTTTGTCCAGCAGCGGACAATCGGAATCGATGCTGATCAGTTGGTCGTCAGTAAAGCTCTCGCGTTTTTCCTTTCCGTTGATCACGTTGTACGTATTACGGAAGCGGTCAGCGACAAGCCACCAGGCCTGCGCTTTTATATTCGCGAAAAAATCTTTATTGGTGATGCCTGGCTGATATTCACGCTCTGGCTCGAAGACCGCGCCGCCGGCGTTAAATTTGAAATACTCGATCGCTTCCGCGCCCCAATCACTGGCGTTTTCACGTTCCTCGTTTATTTCGGCAAACTTAGAGCCACTCGATGCACCAACGCCGATGCTGTCGTAAACGATGGCCGCATCATGCTTCAACGCAACGTTGTACGTGCGTTTACAGCTTTTCATCAGCTCGTCTTCAAGTGCTTTCCATTCATCAGCCCAAAGCGCCACCGAACCATGCGCATACACGTTGGCGCACTTATCAGCGCCGCTGTCGGCAACGTCAAAGCCTACGCGCCGGCGGCCGGCCGGTTCGATGTTGAGCGCCTTGTGAGAGTCGACAGCGGCTTCTATCCACGAGAGCTTGATAATGGCTTCATCGTCGTCCGTGCGAGGCACGCCGAGATAAACGTGCTCGAACATTTCCTTATCGCGGGCCTTGGCCGCCTCGATCACGTTCATGATGGTGCGGCTGAGGAACGGGTTTTCGTCGAAATTTATTTTTCTGACCAGCGTTTCAGGCGGTGGCGTAACAACGAAATTTCGCCAGACAAAATCTGTCGTTAAACGCGGGTTGAACAAAAACCAGCACTCCGATCCTTCCTTACGGATCGTTGGCTCCAGAACTTCCCATTGAGCCTCGGTCATGGCGTGCGCCTCTTCGTTCCAGAGCACATCGATGCTTTCCAGCGACTTGATCTCGTCAACGTGCCGCCACAACCCGTAAAACATGAATTCACTGCCGGTAAACCGGTTGATGATTTTGTTGTCCAGGATGCGGAAACGATGACGCAGGCCAAACCGCTCGATCTGAATTTTCAGCAACGCGTACACCGATTCCTCAATTTTGTTTTGGATCTGGCGCGTGCATAAAAAACGCAGGCGGTATTTGTCGCTCAGGAACGTCGCAAAGCCGGCGGCGTCCCATGACTTCGATGAGGTTCGCCCACCGTATAAAACCTTATTCCTCGCCTTTGTCGTCCAGAACTGCCGGAGCGCTGGATTCAGGCTTGCTTTGTCCAATATCTGCATAGAAATCGTCGAGGCCTCTCGGTACATCACTCGCCGGATTATTCAGATCCAGTTTCGTGATGAGTTGGATCAACATGGCCCGAGCGGCTTTCTTATCCTCCGTTTGGATCTCGATGCCGAATTTCGTTTCCTTCACTCCAGTGAAATAAAATCGCGCGTCGCCGACATGGTCCCGGGTGTCGTGGATGTGGACATAACCTTCACCCTCACCGTTGCAATGCGGACAGTCCGGGTTGGGATCCATGTTTTCGATAAACCCAATGCCGCCCGACAAATCCGGCGGAGGCCTGTTGTCGGCCTCGGCTTTTTTTTCGGCCTTAAGTTGCTCGCTCAGATCTCGCCACTGGTATTTGTGTCCCTCACCCCAGCAGTAACGACAATTCACTCGCCGGTACTGCATCAGGTCGTTCGGGTCAGCTTTGGTTATTGCCACCAGCTGATTTATCAAATCGTCGAGGTCTGCCTGGTAGCGCTTTGCCGTTCTTTCCTGCAGGTCGCGAATAGCACGCCGAACGTTATCCCTTCTGTACAGACGGCTGGCGCCCACATAGGCGGTGTTCCCTGTACCCTCGTAGCCAGCTAGGCGGTACGCTTCAACCCTGCTTTTACTCACAACGCACCAATGAACAAACCACGCCTGCTGCAACGTCAGTCCGTATTCATCAGGATCAACCGTCAGTTCCACCTCGCCTTTTTCTGAGGTTTTTTCTGTCGCTTTTTGCTTGGTGCGCACCTTCTCTTTTTGCGTACCTTTTTTGCGTACCTGCGTACCGGGTTGCGTACCAGTTTTCTCACTGCGTACCCACCCATGCTTTTTGGCCCGCTTTCTAATGGCTGCTTCACTGATGCCGTATATCTTTGCCATCTCACGGAGAGAAAGCTGACCGGCACAGTAATCGCGCTCAAGGCCGCTTTCTTCCGGTTTCGACATGGCGTTACTCCATAAAAAAACCACCAGCGGATAATAGTCAGGGTGACCGGGCAGGATCCGTTGATGGTTTTGCTTGCGCATTATCGATGGCACTCAGTGAATGCCACCTGTAATGCAGATGGTGTTAGCAATCAGCATCCGGCTTCGCCACGGACCGGCAAGCGGCCATACAAGCTCGCTTCATATCCATCTCAGCCTGGCGAGCCCAATCCGTTGCTTCCCAATCGGCCCGGACATCGCCAACATGCTCGCGCAGAAGTTTGATGAACTGGCGGCTGATATCTTTGAATTGATTCATCTTCCCGATTTCGCCAAATGACAGTTCACGATACCCCGTTACAGTGCTGCCATCTTGCGGCTTAGCTTCGCTCATTTTTTTCTCCCGGCGGCTTCCCGCCATTGGTTCAGCGTGGCCACCTGGCCGGCGCAGATTGATAACGCTGTTTGAAGAGCCAGCGCGTGGCTGCCGATATCCCCCCAGGTATCGCCCTGCAGTTTTGGTTGCTCGCAGGGGGTGAACACCGATTCAGGGGGAAACAGCACGAGCGGCGCCGGCGGTTGTGGTGTCCGTTTCGCGCAGGAGGCCAAGAACAGCACCAGGAGCAGTGCGGCGGGCGCACTCGTCATTTTTAATGGCATCCTGATATTTCCTCTGGTAGTTTTCGCCCTGCTGGCGCAGCTGCTGCTCTCTCCGTTGCTGTTCGGCCATCATTGCGCGATTACGGGCGTCATCCGCGCGCAGGGTGGTGATTAGTCCTGCCTGTTGCGCCAGCGTCTTCTGCTGTTCTGCAGCCTGCTGGCGTGCCAGCTCCAACCGGTGCGACAACAGCGAGCTGTAACCACCCAGCAAGATGGCCACCACCAGCAGAAGCAACATTCCCCCGCCGGCCAGTTTTGAGAGCCAGCCGCTCATGCCAGTGCCTGGCGCGCACGCTCAAATCGTTCTTTGCGGTCTGCCAGCCCGTTATTGCCGCCGTTGATCAGCAGCGTCACCCGTTCGACGTCGCCGGCGTACTGACCACAATTCCGCGATTTCCAGAACCAGCCAGCGGAGCGCATCGCGTACTCGTCTTTTTCCAGCAGGTCAGGCACCAACAGCAAATCGGTTTTGATGCCGGCGCTGCAGGCGCGATAATTGTCGGCGCCGGTGATCTGGATCAGGCCGCGCCCGCGGTATTTCCAACCGTCCCCGGTGGATTTGTTACCCAGGCGGCCGCCGTAAACGAGATTTGCGATCGCCGCCTGGCGGTTCACCGGTACCACCGATTCGCCGCGCTGGCGCCCCAGCATTTTGCATTGCTCCGCAGTTAGCCGTTTGCCAAACGTCGATTGCAGGCCGGCCACGCTGTAGTTGAACGATTCCGCGACCGCGGTGAAACCGGCCGACTCATGCCCTACCTGAGCAATGAACATTGCCTGCGCCACTGGCGAGGTGATGCCAAACTCGGCGAACGTCGCCTCCAGATGTGGAAACCAGCGCGCGGCCAGTCCGGCGCCAATACCGGCCGCCTCTTTGAATTGATCCTGAGTCATGAATTATTCCTGTCGTGGGGAGCCTGTGCGGTTGCTGGCGATGCGGCGCAGCATATTTCCGAAATAGTCGACGCCGGCATAGCCGATAAACATGCTGCCGAGATAGGCATAGGTGGAATCCCAGCCGAACGCGGCCAGGCAGTCTTTGATGAAATAACCAACCATTGCGCACATGGCGGCGTCAATTAGTCGGCGAGTCCATCCTTGCTGGCCAACGTATGCGCTGCGCAGTAACGCCATTACCGCAGCCGTGGCCGCATAGCCGCCTCCCTCCTTGTGGGCAGCAAGCCATGTGAGCAACTGCCCCCACACATCGGGGTTTTTGTCAGGCATTTTCATGTCCTCCCCCTGTCGGGGCTGGCCCGATCTCCGGGTGATGAAAAAGAAAACCCGGCTGGTGCCGGGCTAGGGTGAATTCTCAGGTTTCGGGTATGGCTTCGGGCTGAACAATTTCGTGTTAAGCCGCCGGCGCGCCCGCTTGTTCAGAAAGCGGATATACCTGAACTGATTAAATGTGTGTGCGGTGGCGCGGTGTGCGTTCGCCTGCAGGAAATTTCCACGGGCGCCAGCCTTGCGCCCTTTCGTCGTCATGGCGATCTTGTGATACCACTCTCCGTCGAGCTCGTAGAACGTCGTTTGATGGCTGCCGACGTAATCGAAATTGCTCGCCTGATACACGACGCCGAACCTGCCACAGCGTTCGTCGGCGAACGTCTGCACCCAATCCACAGCGGGATAAAGCAACTTGATGGTTTTCAGCGCATAGCTGATTGCGCGTGATTCGGTATTGCGCGGCATCCGGTCATGCACCCAGAGCCGGTTTAACTCCATGTATTCGCGGTTGCCGGTGCCGGTCACGACGCGCGCCCCGCTGCTCGGGTTCATCGCGTAGCCCCACTGCATGACGCCCACCAGCTCGCGGCCGTCAAAAATACCCAGATGCAAATAGGAGTTGTTCACTACGCGCTTGCTGTAGTGAAAATGGCTGATCACCAGGCGGGCAAGCCAAACCGGGATCGTTGCTACGTGGAGATCGTCGCATCCAAAACCGACGGTTTCGCCAGCATAGACGATCGGCGCCGGCTTTCCGCTGGCACGTGATACAACTGCATTAACGTGATTTTTCAAGGTCTCGGCACTCCAATAGGCGGGTGTGCTCGTGACTGTTGACGCGGGCATACAGCCCCGGAGAGCGGCAACTTTCCGGGGCGCCCATCTGGAGCGGGAAATAAAAAAACCCGCGCGCGGGCGGGTTAACACAATTTTGGCAATTTATCAAATTAGCGTCGAATATGCCCTATTTTGTTGCATTTTGCAATTCCAACCGATAAATAATCTCTTCGCGACGTGTCGACACCAGTTGCAAGGCTTCTACATCCATTTTCTCCGCGACCTCTTTGAGGCGCGCCCAGTGCGGCGCATATACTCGCGACCAGGTTGAGCGGTCGACGCTCATCAAGTTGGCCAGTGCGCTGCCGGCGTATTCCTTGTACGTCTCATTCTTGTTTTTTGCCGCCGTTTCCTGCACGGCCAGCCAGACTAACGACACCAGGCGCTTAATAATTTTTGACTGGAGGCGCTTGCCGACTTTGTACGCCTGGTAGCTCTCCCACACGTGCTGGCAAATTTCGGTCTGGTATTTGAACTGCAGATCGAAGCCGTAGCAGTAGCGCAGCCAGGCAATTTGATGTTCGCCAAGCGTCATGACTGCGCGGCGCCACGCGCACGACGAAAAGACATGATCGTTGATCGGTGGCATTGGTCGCCTGCGGCTGCGTGTTTCGAGCGCATAAACGGCGGAATTTTCCGCATCGGCCCAGCGCTCCCCCTCCAGTTCGACCTTATGGATACGCTGGCGCGGATAGTGATTTTTATCCGCCGGCGGGTGCTCGATAAATGCCTGGAGTTGCCCCTTAGTGCCGCCGGAGTCATCATGCAGCGCATTGGTTAACTCCAGCCGTATATATTCCAATTGCTGTGCGTTCATCATTGCGGCACCACCAGCCCGCGGCGGGCGATTTGAATAATCGTCAGAACGATCGCGCGGTCCATCATCTGGCGCCGCTCTTCGCGTGAGAGATCTTTGCCGTTATCGATCGCGGTGTGGCAACAAACGCAGAGCGCCGCGGTGGCGCAGTCGTCAGTTTTCAGCCCCATGCCCTTCCCCTCGTTCCGGTGCGCGACCTGGGTTCCCCAGTTTCCACACAACACGCATTGTTCGATTTGCCCGACGGCCGCCAACCATTTTTTGCTGCGGTAAATTTTCATCGTCTCACCCCGCAAAATTCATCAGCTGCGCCGCGGCGTTCTCGGCCTCCTCATGGGAGCGAAACGGCTTGTGCAGGATCCAGCGCCATAAAACATCGAGTGCGGCCTGATACAGCTGATGGAACTCTGTTTCGTCCATGTTGGCGAACGCGATGCTGCGGGGGTGTTTGCGGAGAGTGCCGTCGGGGAGTTGGATCGCGTCATAGTGGCCGGCCTCGACCGTCACCCACGCGCGATACGCGTCAAAGGATTTGCACGCGCTGATGCTGCCGGCACGCCGATCAGCGATGCGCTCGAGATACTGCTCAGCCGCATTCAGAAGCGCTGGCTCATTGCCGCCGAACGTGGCCAAGAATCTGGCATAACCGGTAACCAGCTTGCGCTCGTTAGTCGATATGGCGCCACCGGTAGGCTCCCAGTATTCGAAGCCCAGATTGAGAAGCGCGAAAAAACGACGGTGAAACGCCGGGTTGCGCACCTGTTTGAAATCGGCCACCAGCACGGCGCCGAGCTTGCATTTCGATTGCAGAAATTCGCTGGTCTCCGGCGTGGCCGGGATCAGTATTCCTGGTGATTGCTTGATGAGTTGTAACTGCGCCATGTTCTCTCCTGTGGCGCAGCAGGCACGGGGTGTTCAGGCCCGTTAAGTGAGTTTATCAGAATTCAGGTTACGGTAGCCGGCCCGCTCTAAAATTTGTGTTATCAGCTTTGGCGTGCCAACGATGTCTTCTGGCTGTAGCGGCATGAAGGAGATCTGATCGCCCTTTCGGTACATCAACGCCCGCTCGCAGACGGGGAAATTTTTGAATCTGGCAACCACTGCATCATCCATGCAGCGCACGACTTTGTACCCTCCTGGGGGCGTGTCTTGTAATCCGGTCACCTCAACCTCCTTTGCTGTGTGATTTGTCGGCAAAGAGTGCCATCAATAAAACCAGTCGTCCGCGCTTTCCCATGTCTCCTGCAGGATGTTCTCTACACGCTCTTTGGCGCCCTTTTCAGCCCCGATCACCGACAGATTATCCTGGGCGCCGAGCCGTACGGCGACGCGGCAATCGGGGTATGATTTCAGCAGTCGTTTCTGGAATTCCTGTTCAATCGCCGCAACAGCGCCAGCTGGTAACTCTTTGTTTTTCTGGATTACTAATTCGACTTTCATCATGCGCCTCCTTGATACTGGTTATTTATACAGTATAATTATGGTTAGAATAATTTGAGTTTGCAAGAAAAGAAAAGCCCCTATCGGGGCTTTTGTGTGCTACAGGTCGATAATCAACCAATCTCTTTAAATTTTAGTGGGTTGCGTGCAAGGATATTCAGTAAACCCTTCGTCTCCGGGTTTTTACCGCCGTTTTTAGAATCAACGATGCATAAAGCGCCGGCGAGAAGGCCGCCGGCACGCTGTCAAAGCCGGCTTTCACAAACATTGAACGAACAATCAGCGGAGCAACAGCCAAATTGCTGATCGCATTGTTGCGCATATCGTTGTCGAGGTGGATCACCCCATATCCCGGCGGGACTGGCCCATTCACGCACTCCCACACGTACACATCGAGGCGGACGTGCTTTCCAGCAACCACGATCACCTGCGCCTTGTTTTTCTTTGGCGTTTTTCCGCCTGCATGGTTAAAACGCCATCCGCGCCGCTCCAGAGCGTTCTTGATTCCGTTGGCAGTTCTGTTATCGCCGAAACGATGATTGAAGGACTCCACCAGCTGCGTATAGGGTTTATCTCGATTTGCATACAGGTAGCTGAGCTGGGCATCAGTATACTCCCCTGCTGGTCTGAGTTTGCCGATCCACCCGTTATGCGAAAGAGTTGAACGAATCGTGTGGCGCGACCTATTTTCACCAAACTGCAAATTATATGCGGCGGTCAGCTCATGGCTTGTCATTCCTTCAGCGTTATTTTTCAGAAAAAGTAACTGTTCATCAGTGAATAATTTACGACTCATCGGTGACCCCCAAAATAGCAGGGAGAGTATGCAACGTCCCACCGTTCATATTGCGTTGAGCATCGATCACCACCCGATACGTGGAAACCAGTGCTTGCGATAAATCGACAACAGCCTCAGCACGATCGAGTTCCTCCTTCAGGCGTTCGCCAGTCAGACCGGGATCGTTGATTGTTTCAAGCATAGCAAACTGGTGATTGACCAGGTCCTGAATGCTATTTTTCACGATTTTACCTCCGCATATCTGATCCGCCCGTAGTACATGCCGGAACGAAAACGATAATGTTTGCTCTGCTGCCACATGTCGCGTTCTGTGGTGATTTCTACCCCGCGCACCAGGCGCGGCTTGCAGTTAGCCATGCTTTGCCCCCATCAACCGATGAACACGAACCAGATGCTTGAGCAATTGCTCATCGCGGCGGGCGCCGGCCTTTTGTTGGCGGATACGCTGGCGCAGATGCGCGATGGTTGGGATCACCAATGTTTCCGTGTCTGCGTCAACTGCTGGCATTTGTGCCACCGTTGGCGCAGCTATGGGTGCCGCCGGCACAGGAATATCCACCGCTGTTACCGCGGGCGCCGGTGCTGCAATTTTTTCCGGTTCAGCCTTATCGGGTGCAACTTCAACCCCGGGAAGCATGTAGCGGAATTTGCCACCAACCGATTTGCGTTCGATCTTTCCGCGACTGGTCGCCATTGCCAACGATGACGCGACTCGACGAGTCGTAACGCCTGCGGCAGCTGCCAGCTCTTCGGCCGTCATAGGCCCCTTTTTCGCGATGATGTTGATCAGATCGTCGGCCTTCATTCCTGTTGTTACCTCGATTTTTTCGTTGCCTGGTACAGTTCCAACGGCCGCCCACTGCTGGCCCACCTGCACTACCTCACCTGCCCGTTTCAGTTCCCAGAGCTGATCGATAATCTCTTGCCGATCCAGCCCCAGGCGCGCGGCGATTTCGATTGATGAGGCTTTCCCCATCGCGTTCAATGCATCGATGATGGTTTCCATTAAATTTTCTCCTGTACGCTGGCCAGCGCCTGATCAAACATCTTGTGGACGTTGCAGAACTGCAGCTCCTTCGGGTGGAAATGCCACAGCGTTTTATCCGGCGTTCCGGTACGGGGATTGGCGCGATAATTCACCTCGGCGCGCTCAACAAATTTGTCGGACACGCTTGTCAGTTTGTAGAGCGCCCTCGGCCCGCAGCCCTTCTTTGTGATTTTTACGTCCGGCGATCTGATCATCGACCGCAGCCTGAGCGCCAGCTCCTGACGCGTCATCGTGTTTGCCGGGTGCGCGGCTTTGACCGCTTCCCAGATTTCAGTGGTGCTCATTTCTTTGCCGAGGATGATATCCACGAGCTGCTGTGCGGTTACTCTGTGCTTTTCGGTTACTCTGTTGGTCATTGGTTTATGCTCCGATCACTTAATCACCCGAAGGTGGCTTACATTTTTCCGATAGCTTCCCCAGGTGAATTCCACCCAGATCCCGCCATCCATCGTTAATCTGTCCATGACTCTTGCGCCTAAAACATCGGTTAACTCCCTCGAACTCAGGTTGGTTAAAATTCCCACCGGCTTTAACGACGACAGCCGGCGATCGATAATCTGATTCAAAATCACCCACTCGCCGCGTGTTTCGCGCTGCACGCCGACTTCGTCGAGAACGAGCAGATCGACCTTGCACAGGTCGTCGAGTAATGCCCCTTCGGACTCTCCGCCGTCGTAGCAGCGCCGAACACGCAGCATTAGGTCGGGGATGGTAACCACCAGCACCGTGTGATTCTTCGCCAGCAGATGGTTACCGATCGCGGCGGCCAGATGGTTTTTTCCGGTACCGCATCCGCCACTGAAGACGAAACAGCCAAACCCCATGCCGAAATTTTGCGCATAGCTTTTGGCTTTGCTCAGGGCGTGGCGCTGCCCGTCATTGCTCACTTGGTAATTCGCGAACGTGCAGTTGCGGTGCAAGTCGCAGATCCCCGAGCGTCCGAAAATCCGCTCTGCGCGGGCGCGTTGGTTCGCCTTCTCAAGCTCGGCGCTGCGCTTCTCCCCTTCCGTACGATGCCAGGCAAGCAGCTCTTCAGCGGTGTTGAACTTCGGCTTAACGCCCGGCGGCATGATGCGCTGCAGCCTGCTAATCAGTGACTCTGGTGTTTTCATGGTTCACCTCTTGGTCAGTTAAATCCCGGCGGTTTTTCGCCGTATTCGCCCGAAGGCTCGAAACGTCCCCTGCGGGGGTGGCGCTCCTTGCCGGTCGGCGCATTCCTACGCTCGTGCAATACGCTGTCGGCAAATTTTTTCTCCCACTGCACCTGGTGATACCGCCGCCCCTCGGGCTGCCAGTACGCAACGAAGCCCGCCAGTTCGCCAGGGGTATATCCCGGCGCTGGCCCGTCCAAAACACGATTCCACAGTGCAGCCCGCTGCTGGAAATCAGGCGACGGCTGCCAGTCGGCGGTCATAGGGAATTTATCGTTGGGTTCGTCCAACCAATTTTCATCCTCGAACGCCGGCGGCGCCGAATCATCAGCTTTGGAATCATTCGCGCCTGCGCGATCTAAGAGAGTGGTTTTATCTTTTAGATCCTTTCCCTTCCCTTCCTTTCCGTCAGTGAATCCTCCGTGATTACTCATTGAGTCATCACTGAGTCCTCCATGACCATTCGGTGAATTGTTCTCGCATTTATTCCCATTACTCACTGAGTTTTCATTGAAACCAGGCGGCACAGGGATATTTGTCTGGCTCGGCCGGTTTATTTTTTGGTGCTTTAAAAATCCTGAAATGTGCAAATACTGCACATCATTCACTGAGTACTCAGTGAGCAATCCATGAGTAATAAGCTCTTGGAGTAGCGGTTCACAATCCATCGAGTCCGCGGGGAAAACCTGCATTTTGATTCGGCGTGGCGAACGCTCAAGGCAGCCCTTGTCGTTGGCAAAATTAAATAAGCCAATAAACAGCAATCGGGCTGGAATGGAGCACTCCACCACCTTCTCATCCGTCCAAAATTCAGGCTTAACTGTACGAATTCGAGCCATTAGCTGTTCCTGGTATTTCGTGTTTCGGTGATTGAGTTCGCTATGTCGCTAACCCTGCTCGGCACTAAAGCCGCATATTCAGGATTCAGCTCACACAGCACCGCCTTACGGCCGTATGCCGCAGCAACGCCCGCAGTAGTGCCACTACCACCGAACGGGTCTATAACGGCGCCACCGGCCGGGCATCCTGCCAAAATGCACGGCTCAATCAGCGCCGGCGGGAACGTTGCAAAATGGGCGCCTTTGAATGGTCGCGTTGGCACTGACCACACCGTCCGACGATTACGGAGCTCTACCAATCCAGAGACGGCCGCCGAGAACGATGCGTTGTTGCGATTTCCGAATGCGTTGGCTTGGCTTTTAGGCGTTACACCTTTCCCGCGCGGATGCGAGTTCCCCGTTACCGGCTCCTTGATGGCTTCGTGGTCGAAGTAATACTTTGGCCTCTTACTCAGCAAGAAAACGTACTCGTGAGCCTTTGTGCAGCGATCACGTACGCTCTCCGGCATCGGGTTAGTCTTGTGCCAAACGATGTCTTGGCGCAGATACCAACCATCGTCCTGAAGCGCGAAGGCGAGACGCCACGGCATGCCGAGCATATCTTTCGGCTTAACCCCTGCTGGCACTCCTGCCGCGCGCCGCTCTTGCCGATTGGTTCTTCCGTCTGAATATCCGTTATTGCCACTAAATCTCGCCGCGTAACTGTCGCCGATATTTACCCAGATCGTTCCGTCATCACGGAGTACGCGACGCACTGCACGGAAGACTTCAATCAATCGTTGGATAAACTCCGCCGGCGTCGGCTCCAGGCCGATCTGGCCTTCAACGCCGTAGTCTCTCAGCGCGTAATATGGCGGGCTTGTTACGCAGGTATGGAATGCCTTTTCAGGCATTTCGCGCATGAGATCCACGCAATCACCGACATAGCAGCGGAAGAATTTATCCCAAAGCATAATCAACGACGCCCCATACGGCGCCCAGGCACATGCGGGCGATCCGGCTTGCCCTTCACCCGCTTTAGCGGCTTTGCGTACGTCTTTGCGATAGCGATACTGCTGGCGATCGTCACGTTCGGGCTGGACAGGTAATGATCGGCGCCACGGCCGGCAGCCGAGCGCGCCACGTCGTCGGGAATTCCCTCGCGTACCAGTTGGGCGCGGATCTGTGTTTCGATCTGTGCTCTTGAAAAATTGGCCATTGGTTTATGCTCCGGTTAATGCAGGGTTGAATAGGCGCGCCGTAACTCGTTGAGGCTTCGCTCAGCTTTGTCGCATTCCCGTTCAAAGTCGGTCGGCAACGCGTTCAACAGCGCCGCGGCGATCGCCCCTTGGTGTTCTTTCAGCGCGCGAATTGCAAGATATTCAATGCTGTTTCCGGCAATCAGTCGGGCGCGCAGTTCTGCTGGCAGCGCAGCGAGGATCGCCGGTTGCAGCTGTTGAATCTTGCGGCGCGCGGCCACACTATCGCCGTCCAGCCAGCGAAATATCTGCTGTTTGTTGTTGTGCCATGCTGCATCGTCAACGCTGCCGTCGGCACGTTCGATCTGCGCCAGCAGTGGCGCCTGTAACCGCAGGTCAAAATAAGCGCGGGTGATCTCGGCTGCTACCGTGCGCTGGGTTGTTTCGATGGCCCATCCGCGCAGCGCTTCGCGGATCTGCTCGTGTTTGATTTCCATAAATCAGTCCTTAATTTTCAGGCCTGCTATCCTGCGTTGCTTGTGGGAGGCCGTCGGTTGGGTTTGGGTAAAGATCCGGGCGCAGTTCGTGGGGCGTCACGCCTGTTGCTTGATGAATGGAAAGAACACGATGGGCGGGTACCACCCCTTTTCCGTCGTTTTTCCACAAGCTTATAGCCATCCTGGAAATCCCAAGCATTGAGCTGAGCTTCTTTGCGGAGCCCGCTATCTCAATTGCTTTATCAAGTGCCGTCATAGTTTCTCTCCTGTCATTGAGAAATTAAGTAAAGCAATTATTTACTATCGAGTCAAGCAATGCGTGCCTTGTTAAAGTAAAGCAAACATTTACAATGCTGATTATGAATACGGAACAATCACAACCAAGCCTCGTTTCAAGGCTGACAGAACTTAACGATAAAGGGCTTTCCAAAGCGGAAATGGCTCGAGTTGCCAATGTCAGTAAACAAGCAGTTACGGGCTGGTTTAAAACCGGAACTATGAGCAAAAAATCTGCAATTGCCGTTGCTGAGGCTGGTGGGGTTTCCCTCGCATGGCTTCTGGGAGAGGTTGTAGATGAAGACACAGGGCTAAAGCCCAAAGAACTAGAAATGCTTGAATTATTCCGTCAGCTTCCAGAAGCAGAACAAGAACGCATGATTGATCTCTTCCAGCTCCGGCTAAAAGAAATCGATGAGTACGTTGAGAAGTACCTGCGAGGGCGGTATAAGCCGATCGAAGAGTAATTTTTGAGATTCAGAAGGCCAGAGGCTACCCAAGCCCCTGGCCTTTTTCGTTTCCAACCCACCAAGTCGGCCCGAGGCCGGCTTTTTTTACGCCTGGACATCACCATGTAAAGTACCGCTTTACCTTTTAGCTCATTTTTACTTGACTAAAAAGTAAAGAACATGTTTACTTAGTCTCATCGCAGCAACGAGTCATCAAGGCAGGACGCCCACGAAGTAGCCGCCACCGGCGCATGAAAAGGTGGATGAGATGACAGAGACAGGCGCGCAGCAGGTACGACGTTCTGACAGCCGGAAAGACGGCGAGCATAACCAATGACCAACCACAGAGCAGGAAGAACACGATGGAAAACAAAACTATCGATCAGGGCAACAACGAGACAGTAAAAACTGGTGTTTTCACTAACTGCAACGGCACTTTTACCGCGATGACGTTCACAAAAAGCCGGGATTTTAAAACCGCAGCAGGCGCGCAACGCTGGTTTGCTCGTCAGATGGCCAACTAACAGCAGAGGATTTCACTATGTTCACATCATACGAAGAGTATTTTGACAGCCTGGCGGAGGGTGAAGAAGCCATGTCAGAAGCCGAATTTAACGCAGCTCTCAAGTAACACTTATCGCGCCATTCAGGGCGCTACAGAGGCAACCATGAGCAAGATCGTCCCAAACAGCGGTAAGGCCGTTAGCCTCCGCAACACGCGCACCGGCGCGCCGTGGGTAGGATCATTCGATTACATCCGCGGCCGCTACCGGTTCGAACCGGTCGGCAACCTTCGGGCCATCAAGCGCCCTTTTGAATCCCTGCGGATCCCGCCGGAATTCGAGCCAGCTGGCACGCACTGATATTTAAATTAGCAACACCCTATCGGCTGAATTAATCAGCCGCGGGGTCCCATTACCTAAAAACGGAGCATAACCATGATCAAATCAATCGAAATCAAATTAAACCTGCTGCACAAAACCGTAGTGGAAATTATGACTAACGGCGAAACCATCGGTTATATCGTCAATACCGATAATAAAGAAAAACCGCACTCTCTCGTGAATTCAAAAGGTGCCAACGTAGGTGATTATGATTGCCCTAAATGTGCCATTGATGCCGCAGCACGCCTTCATCTTGGCGTGAGTGATGATGTGCCTTCTGAGTTCGAAATAAAGGGGCGTCCATCTCCTAAAAAGCTGCTGTTGCTTGCCCTGCTGGCCATGCTCGCAAGCGATGATTGATTGCTGTGTGTAGCCTTCCCCGCCGTTGCTGGCGGGGATTTTTAGAATATTGAAATGCGTCAAGCGTTTCCCTTTCGGGGCGTCAACTCGCAGGGCGCATTTCAATATCAATCACCACGAGAGGTTATTTATGGAAAAGTTATTTTCCCCTGTCGCGGCACGAAAGGCACAGGTGGAATATTGCAACAATAAACACGTTCCACATTTCGCGCCATACGATGGGATTTGTTTTCGTTGCAAAAAGGATATTTACCAGCAACACGGATTGCGTGGGTATGAAACCGGTATTTCGCTGGACGAAGCAAAAAACACCCATGTTATTTACTGCCCACACTGCAACCGCAGTTATTGCGATTAGAAAGTAAAAAGGCCCGCACAAGGCGGGCCAGTCTACCGGCTTTACGTCCCGGCGACGGGTTACCGGGGAACCACCCCCAATAACCGGAGCATAACCAATGACCAACCGAAGCAGATCACTGATCGGCTGGCATTGTACCTAAACCTAGGAGAACTACACAATGCAAAATGTTGCAGCCTATCTTTACAGGGCAAAACAGAAATCTGGGAAAAACCATCTTTTTACGTACTTTGAGGCGAAGTCTGACGATCACGCGGAGACAAAACGTGATTTTCTCTTCATGGAAGCTGGCCATTCAAAATCCGACTACTTCGCGCCGGTACGCATCGATTTTCCAGTCGTGGACGAACTGCCGGCCGAGGGCGAATTCAGCGAAACATTCTGGCTTACCTGGGCGCTGGAAAGCGACGCCAGCAAAACCTGTGTGCCGCGCGACACGCTCGATCCGTCCGTGGCATTCCCGAAACTGTATCCCTACATGACAAAACCTGCAGGTGGTGCAGGCGCAGCAGAAAACAGCAGGACCACTGAAAAAACGCAAGTGGTGCAGGAGCAGCAGAAAACAGCAGGTGAATACTTCGCATCGAGCCTCGACAAGCACACCGTGATCGCCGCGGCGTGGCTTTACGGCAATAACTGCCTGAAGCTGAACGACGAGCAATTGGCCGCGGCCAAAGCTCTGGTGATGGACGATGCGCAGCGCTACCCGCAAAACGTCATTCTGGCGCTGACCAGCCTTAAACAGTTCGCACACACCTACCCGGAAATGCCGATCACTGCGATCTCGGGCATGAAAGCCATCTGGCCACCGTTCGGCAAGGTGCCGGAGCTGGGCAAACTGTGCCAATTCGCCACCGAATACCTCGACGCTACGGTAGAACAGCGCGCGGGCGTTATCACGAAGTGGCAAACCTCAGCGGCCGGCGGCGCCAAACCAGCCGAAACCGCGCCTGAGGGGCCATTGCGCACCGAATCCGGCGCAATCCTCACAAACGGCGCCGAACCGGCAACCGGCACGCCGATCGACTCTCTGCAGATGCTGGAAACCGTAATCGGCTGCGCGCTGTATCCGTCTGATTTCGATATTTCCAACCCCCCGGGCGCCATCATCCGCGCTGTGAACGAAATGAAAAAGCGCAACGACGAGGCGCTGAAAGCGTGGAATGAGCAGCTCAGCGCCACGCCTGGTGTTTTGCAGTTCTCCCGACAGGCGATTGTTGCACTAATCCGCGGGGCCGAAGAAAACCTGCACGTTACCCCCGGTGCGCTGCGCAGCTACATCAACGCCAATCTGATCGAAGTCGACGGTAAACCTGCGCAACAAAACGCGGAAAGCGTGCAACAAACGGCCTCAAATCCGGGTGAAAAAGATGAAGTGGTCGCCGAGTTCGAGACAGATCGTCGCACGTGGCTCCGCACTGAGATTCGCGCAGCGTTGAACGGGACAACTACCGTTATGGGCGAAAGCGACGTTTCTGAATTGATTGCTGCCATCGGAGATGTTTCGCGCGGCTCCATCGCCCGCCTGCTGGCCAAGGAGATCGAAACATGCGATCCGTTCAATCAGCTGGTTGCCGATGATGTTCACCACATTACCTGCGATGTGTTGGTGAATTGGACTGATGACAAAGAGCAGCGTGTCGCGTTCCTTGACCAGCGAGTTGAGTATAACCTGCAGGAAGCGCGCCGGGCATCCGAGCAAAAATGCCAGGAAATGTCCGCAGCTATCGACGGAACGGTCAGCACCCCGCTGACGCAAGAAAACCCAGAGGCAGCACGGGTTGACGCCTCAAATGAGGGCGTAAAAACGGAAGTCGCGCAGCAGCAACCCGGCGAACTCCGCAGTATGGGTGGCGGTCGATTTGACGTTTCCGAGTTGTTTGACGCGTCACCGCTGGCCAAGGTAGACACCACGACCGGCGACGATGTTCGCGAGTTCCTGGGTTCGTCAACGGAAACGGCCGAAGTGTCAGGCGAAACAGCGGAATTGTCAGGTGAAAACGTCGATACCGCGGCGCCAGTCGAAGTGCAGAATGAGCCTGCCGCGGCAGTCGTCGACGCACCGCGCCGGGAAGAACCGGCAGCCCCTGCGTACTTCGAGCCCGGCCGTTATCTGGATATTCCGAACGAGGTCTATCACAGCGCCAACGGCATCAGCAGCACGATGGCAAAGGACGCGCGGATCAGCCTGATGTATTACCACGGCCGCCACGTTATCAAAACCATACAGCGCGAGCGCACCGATGCGCTGACGTTCGGATCGTTGGTTCACGCGCTGGCGCTCGAGCCCGAAAAGCTGGACGAGGAATTCAGCGTTGAGCCTGTGATCCCCGATGGGGCATTCACAGATACAGCATCGATGCGCGCATTTATCGAACAGCACAACGCCAGCCTGCCGAAACAGACCGACGCCGATACGCTGCGCGCCGTGATCGAGAAGCATAACGCCACCCTACCGGCGTCGTATGCGTTGGGCGGCAATTACGAAGAAACCGCGCAATTTTATGTTTCACTGCCGGTTGAGTTTCAAAGTCTGGCAACGGCCGAACCTACGGCTTCAGCGATGAAGGGGTGCATCAAGAAGTACAACGCCACCCTACCGGCGCCGTTGAAAACCACCGGCGGCCGCGACGCACTGCTGGAACAACTGGCAGCCATCGATCCGGAGTTTGTCGAGAAAGAGCGCGCGATTCCGGCGCCGTTGCCGGTCAGCGGCAGCAAAGAGGATATGGCCGCGCGGATCAAAACGATTTTGCCAACGGCGGTATTCGCCGACGAAGTGATCAGCGCTTGGAAAAATAGCAGCGACCAGCGCCAAACGATCACGCAGGCGCAGATGAAACACGCCAAGGCAATTCAGCGCGCCCTGTTCACCCACCCATCGGCCGGGCAGTTGTTGCAGCACCCACAACGCGCGGTTGAGGTGAGCTATTTCGGCATCGATGAAGAAACCGGCCTCGAACTGCGCGTACGTCCCGATCTTGAGATTGAGTCCGGCGGCCTGCGTACCGGCTTTGACCTTAAAACCGTCAGCATGGGTAACGTCAAGCAAAGCGCCCTGCGCGCCCGCCTGCACCGTGAAATCATCGAGCGCGATTACCACCTGAGCGCGGGCATGTATTGCGATGTTGCGGCTCTGGATCAGTTCTTCTGGATCTTCGTCAACAAGGACGAGCACTACCACTGGGTCGCCATCGTTGAGGCCTCCGCTGACTTGCTCGAACTCGGCCGCCTTGAGTACCGCAAAACCCTGCGGGATATCAAACAGGCACAGGATACCGGCGTGTGGCCAGAACCGATCACCGAAGAAATCGTGGACGACATTAACGACTTTGACCAGCGCCGCATGGAAGCGCTGCGCGTAGCCTAAGGAGCATACCAATGAGCAACCAACTTGCACTGATCCAGAAAGACCTGGCAGAACAGCTGGCACCGGCAAAAGAGATTTTGCCGAGCCACGTCAGCTTTGAAAAATTTACCAGCGCCGCCGCCGTGGCGCTGGCCAACAACAAAGACCTGTATGGCGCCGACCGCCAGAGCGTGATTAACGCCCTGTCATCTTGTGCTAAAGACGGGCTGATCCCTGATGGGCGCGAGGCGGCCCTTGTCGTTTACAAGACGAAAAACGCCGATGGTCAGTGGATACCTCGAGCGCAGTATTTGCCGATGATCGATGGCGTGATGAAGCGCGCCCGCCAGTCAGGCGAGGTTTCTATCATCGCAGCCCGCGCGCTGTACGCTAACGATAAATTCCGGGTGTGGATGGATGAGGACGGCGAACACGTGTTCTACGAGCCCAATCTGCTCGACCGCGGGGAGATGATCGGCGCGTTCGCTTACGCCAAGATGCGCAGCGGTGAGCTGCAATTTGAAGTGATGAATCTGCAGGACATTGAGAAGGTTCGCGCGGCGAGCAAGAACAGCGACAGCGGCCCGTGGGTGAGCTGGTTCGAGTCTATGTCCAGAAAATCCGTCATGCACCGCCTGTGCCGGCGGCTGCCGAATAACTCCGAGATCATGGAAATGCTCGAGCGCGGGCAAGAGATGGTTTGGCATAAAGAGAAAGACGTCACGCCGGACACCCGCGTAAGCGCCGGCCAGCTGATCGAGGCGGCTGATAAGGCGCCCGAGCCAGTTACAGAAAATTCAGCACCAGAAAAGATTGCAGAAGATATTCGCGGCAGCATCGACAAGATCACCACCACAGCTCAGGCGACAGACCTCCGCGCCTCAGTTGAAGACCTGAAAGCGCAGCTGGGGATCACCCTGTACACCGAGCTGAAAAACAAAATCGTACTGCAGCATCACCGCCTGAATGCGATTGCCGGCCTGGGTGCGTCGATCGATGCGGCCGGCAAGAACGGCGGCACCACAAGCCAGGAACGGGCAGACCTGGGCGCCCTTCTGCATCGCTCCGCGCGGTTCCTGAGCGCTGATGAGGTTCAGCGCTACCAGCAGGCGATCGATGACCTGTCGCCGGCGCAGGAGGCGGCATGCTGACACTTATCGGCTTCCTCCTGCTGGTAAGCCCGTGCGGCCATGATGCGTGCGACGCGCTGCCGGTATCTGAGCGAATTTACTCGAGCTTCGACCAGTGCGAGCGAATGAGGGAAGCAATCCAATTGCGCCGCCCGCGCGCCGTTCTGTACTGCGACGGCGTTTACAGCACTGAGAAATGATTTTCGAAAATCAAAACACAACGCGGGCCACGGGTAAGATCGTGGCCGGTTGTGCGCAGGAGCATAACCAAATGACTCAAAAACTGACTTTAGAAGAATGGTGCAACGAGATTTACCCAGGTAAAAAACCGTCTCGGCAAACCTTACAGCGTTGGGCCAGGAACGGAAATTTTTACCCGGCAGCGGAAAAAGTAGGCCGCGAATATCGGCTGACACCAGGGACTATTTACATCAATCCCAAAGATCTCAATTTGGGTAGAAAAATAAAGGAAGCGCGAAGCATCGAGCCAGCTCGAGCGGCGTTTATGGAGAAGGTGATCAATGACACGGCGAAGGGAGGGGTATGATATGCGTTTGCCAAAAAACCTCACGTTTCGCAGCAAGGGCAAATCCTTCTATTGGCGCAACCCGGTCACCAAGAGGGAGATATCCCTGGGGCAGATTGCGCGCCGTGACGCCATTGCGCAGGCGATCGAAGCTAACCACTACATCGAACAGAACTACTCTCCCGTCCTGTTACTGGAGAAAATCAAAGGCAGCCATGAGTACACACTGAATTCTTGGATCGAACGGTACGAGGTAATATTCAAACGCCGCCAGCTTGCCGAAAACACTTACAAGGTGCGCGCCGGCCAACTAGCCATTATCCGCGAGCGCTTGGGCAGCATGGTACTTTCAAAAATCACGACTCGACACGTCGCCGAGTTTCTGGAGTTCTGGATCGCCCAGGACAAAAAAACAATGGCCGCCACCATGCGTTCGGTGCTGTCCGATATCTTCCGCGAAGCAATCGTCGAAGGTCATATAGAAAACAATCCCGTAACGCCTACCCGCGCCGCAAAAGTCGTGGTAAAGCGCGAACGCCTGGAACTGGCGCAATATGGGCCTATTCGTTATGCAGCAGACCCAATGCCGCCCTGGTTCGGCTTGGCGATGGATCTGGCCTTGGTTTCTGGCCAGCGCCGCGAAGATCTGATACAGATGCGTTTTAGCCATGTCGTAGACGGCAGATTACTTGTCGAGCAAGGGAAGACTGGCGCCATGATTTCCCTACCCCTGGATCTAGAGTTGAAGATCGTAGGCCTCCGCCTCGGGACAGTGATCGATCGCTGCAGGTTGGTCAGCACTACAGACTTTATGATCAGCGCCGGCATCCGCAAAAATAGCCCAGATGGCTCGCTGCATCCTGATGGACTAACGAAAAAATTTGTTGCGGCGCGGAAGGCTTCAGGTTTGTCGTTCGAGGAAAATCCGCCGACATTTCACGAGATCAGAAGTTTGGCCGGCCGGCTGTATGAGAAGGAAAGAGGAAGGGATTTTGCGCAGAAACTGCTGGGGCATACATCAGAGATGATGACGCTGAAATATCTCAATACGAGGGGGAAAGAGTACGTAATGCTGTAAAAGACCGAATATCAAAATTCGAGTAAATTTCGAGTAAATTCGAGTTTTTCGAAAATAACATAATAAAATCAACAACTTAAAAAAAGACCGAATACGATTCCTATATTCGGTCTAGGGAAATGGCTCTTGGGAGAGAGCCGTGCGCTAAAAGTTGGCATTTAATGCAGGGCTTGTTCAGCCGTGCACTTTAAGAGTAGCCTACCGCGCCAGTTTTGCCAGCCGCCCGGCGGCCGCGTGATAGTTTCGTGACGAAATAACTATGCGGCAAATGCGCATCAATCCGCGCACGTTGGGCAAGGCGTTGGCAAACAAGCGGTTAGTCAGCGCACAGCTTCTCGGCGCGTTCAATAAACGGCGCCAGGCTCATTTTTTTCCCCGGTTCGGCAGGGTCGTCCAGCAGGAGCACCTCCAGCGGTTGCGCGCGCTGATGGCCCTTCTTCACCTGCTGCTCCGCTGCGTCGTTGAGCGGGTATTGCATCAGAGTGCTGTTGTTAAGCACGAACAGCGCGCCGCCGCTGCGGCATTGCAGCGTCACTTCTTCCTTGGTGAACGCCCACTGTTTGCCGTATTCCAGTTTGGTGATGTTCACCAGTTTGTCTGCCGCCAGCGCGCCGGTCGCGGTTGCCAGCAGCGTAATGCCGAGTAATACCGATTTCAT